TCACTCTTCGCCGGGGTGATTAACCAACGGTACGCTTAAATCGTAGGTATCCATCATGGATGCTGAGCGGTGGCCGCTGGCTTCCTGCTTTTCGTGGCGTGTGCCTTTGGTATCTGTGATACCGCGACGTTTCAGGTCGTGAAGTCCGAAGCGCTCTTCTTCTGTAATTATCCCTTCTTCAATTGCCAGTTTTATCAGGCGCTGCCATGCCGTATCTAGGCTGGATTTTCGCAGCTCGCCACCATCGGCGGCGACGATTAGTGGGCGGTTTTCTGGATGCATGGGCACCGGCCTGCCTTTGGCCTTCCAGATCCCGGCGCGGCGCTCGGTTGCCGCTGTCCAGGCGGCGGTTAATCTTGGGTACCAGCGCACGACGTTATCTCTGGAGCCTTTGCGGCGGTTGGTCATCACGCCTTGGGCGGTGTTGTTGGCATCGGTAAGTGTGACGACTTCAATGCCTCGCAAACGGCATATATAGGCCAGCTCCATAACTATCCACAGATACGGCGCGCAAGCGCCTTTTTCGCCGCGTATTCGCTGCCCACGCTGTTGGGCAAATTCGGTTAGTCGGGCGATTGTGGCCAACTCGGGTAAGCGGCGCTGCTTTCGCTCTTTTGCTGACTCAACACCTTGGGCTGGGTTGCTGTCGCAGTAACCGCGGTTGATGCCCCAGCGGAACAGGCGACGCAAGTAGCGCAACAAGTGGTTGGCTTTTGATGGCGTGCCTTCGGCGGCGATCTTGTCTACCAGCCTCTGAACCAGCGCAGGTGAGAATTGCTTGGTGGGCAGATCCCCCAGCGGCTTGCCAAGCTTGGTAGGCATTTCCAGCAGTGCCGCGCGGCAGTATTCGTAATCCTGCTGAGTTTTTATGGCCAACTCTTTGAGCTGTGCCGATTCATGAAACTGTTTAGCCAGGTATCGAAGTGTGCGGCGATCAATGCCGCTGCGTTGCTCCATAATGCGATGAAGCTCTGACAGCGTTGCATCGGCATCGGCGATACGTTCGGTTTTGAGCTTGCCCGCTTCGTCGCGAAATTGAACGTACCAGCGGCCCCGGCCGCGCTTGTCGTAGTAAACCCCGTTGGGGAGTTTTGATTGGTTAATGTGCGCGGGTATATCGGGGCTGTGCTTACGGGGGCGTGTCTTCATAGTATGTCGCTAGGGCTAAGCTCTGTTACCTGGGCGGCCTCAATGCCACCCGCCTTGTTGATCAAGTCGATAGTCGTCCAGGGACCACGGCGGCCATTAAACACGACTACGCCTTGCTCTCTCAGGCAGCGGGCCGCATCAGCCGAGCGTTGGTAGCCTGTTATCTTCTTGATTTCCTCGCAGTCTAGTACGTTTTGTAGGCTCATGACTTATTCCTTGCCCGCCAGCGGTTGAAGCGGTTGCGAATCATGCGGAATGTTTGACGCGCCTGGTAGTTGCTATCCAGCTCGGCACGGCTGTTGATTTGGCAGGCGGCACATAGCCAGTCCCGGGCGTCCTGTTCGTTGTGGGTGCCGTCGGGCAAGGCGTTGGGCTCAATGCCAAACTTGGCACGGCGGCGTCGGTCCAGGTAGAGCTGGAAAGCGCGATCCTGGCAGAGCATGGCGGCTTGGCGTGCCACGGCACTGCCGCGAGTAGGTTGCTTTTGCGTCACGGCTGCCTCTTTGAGCAAAGCGCCTGGAGCTGCTGCGCAAGTGGGCAGGTATGCTCTTGCGCTTTTAGTCCCATTAGCGATATGGCCAGCCCCTCTGCTACCGTCTCTTTGGGGGCGTTGGTGAGTAAGTTATTCCAAACACGCTCGGCTTGGTCGTAAGGCATTAAATGGCGAGTCTGTTGGGTGACTAGGTACTCAACTGACGATAGGATTTTCTCTTTTTCATCATTCATGGTGGGTGCCCTCATGACGCAAGCGAACAATATTGAAAAATTTGATGAACTGATTGGGCAGGTATTGGCGCGTTTTTACAGCAGCTTCCCGATACCCGTTAACCTGTTGGCCAAAGACTTTGTCGAGCAGCCAACTCAGTATGATGAAATTGTTCAGTGCGATAGAGCTTCCCCTGATGCAGTCTTCTTTATCGCTACGGTGGAATGGTTGCGCCGAGCGGGGTATATCCAAGCGGATGAGCAAGATGGCTATGATCGAATCGTTAAGAACGGTGTGCTTACTACCAAAGGGCTTGAACTGTTGAAGATTAAGCCAACAAACCTTAGCAATGAGCCGAGCTTGGGCGACCAGTTGGCTGACGCTGCCAAAAAGGGTAGTAGTGACGCCGTTCGTAAAGCCGTCACTGAGGTTATGAGCCTTGGTGCCCGCTTGATGCTGCAAACAATTAATTGAGCTTTCAGCGAACATGTCGCCCCCTTAGCTCACGAATGCCCTGGCATTCGATGCAGGTGGTGGCCCAGGGTGCGGCTTGGCGGCGGGCGGCTGGGATCTCGTCGCCGCAGTCGTCGCACTCGTTGTTGGTGGCCTGGGTGGCGAGCATGGCGCGGCGTGCCAGTGTGGCTTCCAGGCTTTGTTGAATGGTGACCGCTGCTCGGTCGGCGTTATCTGCCATCGTTCTTCCTTTGGTTAACAGAGTTCGGGCGGGAAATACTCTTCCTGCTGGGTAGGTTTGGACGGCGCGAAGAGTTTTCGCGCGGCTTCTCTGGCGGCTAGGGCGTCCTGGTACTCCGCTTCCCTATCCACACGGTAAATTTCTGAGCGTTGCCACTCTTCTAATCGGGCAAGCTGGGCTTTTTTCTCTTCCGGTGATGGCTCGCGGGGCTGAATATCTGGCCCCTGCGTACAGTTAGTGACACGAGTCCAAGGGGACGCGGCTTCGCCGCCTCCCTGAACCCCCTGGGGGCCGCTGTTACGGCTGCGCACTTCCCACTTGTAAAAGCGGGTCAGGTATTCGTGTTCGTTACCTCGGCCATCGGATACGACGATGCCGAAGGTACCCAGCTTGCTTTCGCCGTGGCGGCCTTTGGCCTCTATGCCTTCGCGCACCTCGCCGGTGGCGTGGCTAAATTCAAGGCGGTCGAGATCCACGCGGGGCATCGTCCAGGGTTTGATCGGGCGCTGTTTGCGGGGCAGGTTTGGGCCGCCCATCAAGCGTAAGAATTGATCCCACTGACCTGCGTTGGCAGCTTTACGGATTTGCTCCAATCGGCCGGCAATGCGTTGGTTTGGGCGGGTGGCCTGCTCCCAGCTTTCCAGCTCATTGATGTGCTTTTCGTTTAGGCGGCGCACCTCACGCCACACGGTGACGCTGGGCAGGCCAACGAACTGGAACTGGCGAATGCCCCACACGGCCGCCCATGACTCAATACGTGGTGCGACGCTGTTTAGCTCATGGCCATAGCGGTCTTTGTCATCGTTTTGCACGCCATCACGCACGAACTGCTCGCCGTTGATGTTTTTCGAGATGTACTTGGCCACGTAGCCCGCCGCGGTACCGCGCTTGTAGTCGATCTTTTCTACCTTGAAGCGGGCGGTGGTCTTTTTACCGCGACGGTCGAACAGCTCTTCGGGGGTATCCGCTTCGGCATGGCTGCGCAGAATCTCGTTTATGCGCTTGGTATGCTCCGGCTTCATCCACAGCAACAGGTGCCAGTGGGGCGTGCCGTCGTGGTGGGGTTCGACCACGCGAATGCCGTAAATACCCAGGTTCTCCCGGGCTAGGGCGGCGCGGGAGCGTGCCCACACCTGCTGCAGGTGAGCTTGGGCTTCACGCGGAGTGGTGCCGTTGTACTTTGGATTGCGCACGCTGTTTTCGGAGATCACTGGGTGGAAACGGCTGGGCGCGGTGATGGTGTAGAACATGCCCACGTGGCCCATGCGGCGGGACTCCGCCTCGGTATCACTAATGCGCAGCATCAATTCAGCGCGGCGGTGGTCGGGGTTCGATAAACCCAGCTCGGCCAGTTCGGCTAAGGTGTACACCTGACCTTCCTGGTTGATGGCTTCCAGCGCTTCCAGCAGGGCGCGGGTACGGTTCTTTTGAGAACGGCGGCGGTCGAGAGTGACGTTGCTGCAGTAAATGCCTGCGCGTTTGTGCACACGATGCGCTTCACGCTGGACCTGTTCTAACCGGCGGCTGCACAAACGGCGCAGCTGCCGACGCCACCAATAAGGGTCGGTGAGCTTGGCGAGCTGAACGCTACTTTTCAGCTTGAGGCTAGGCGGGTTGATATCGTGAAGGCGCGCGCGGTGGCGGGCCTTTTCGAGCGCCATTTCATTGACGGCGGCGAGGTTCATCACCGGGGCGCGGTGCCACCGGAAAACAGCCATCAATGGAATGATGCCCAGGGGCGGGCTTAACGGGTTGCGTGAGGTGGCGATCTGTAGCGCTACTTCACGCGCTTGGCCGGAGAGGGTGCGCGCCTTCGGCGTTTTCAGGTTGAGCGGGGGCGGCAGCAAGCCCAAGCGCAGGCGGCGGTTATGCTCGGCAATGCCGCCTACCAGCTTGCTGTACTCGCGTTCCAGCGCCGTAGCTTGGGCTTGGGCGTGGTTTGTCATCGCTTCATCGTCGTGGGTGGCATTCAAGCCGTGCACCACTAAGCGATCCTGAACGCTGGCCAGCCACTCGCAGGCAGCTTTCAGCCCTTCGATGGTGGTGGAAGATCGCTTCACCAGAGCGTTAAAGCCGCGCTCCAGATCATGGGCGATGGCTTCAAAGCGGCGGTAGATGCTGGCTGGGTCGATAAGATCTTGGGTATGGCGGTCTAACCAGCGGTTGGCCGCAGCGTGACCATGCTGTTTGGAAACGTGCACATAACCACCCGCCAGCTTTTCAGCCAACGAGGGGAGGCGCTGGAAGTACTTCTGCAGATACAGGTAGCAATCCTTGGTGCCTGAGCTGTGCTCAAAGGCGAGTTCCAGCGCGGTGGTCATGCCACCCCCTTTTCGATCAGGCTTAGCCAGTGCAGCGCGGCTTTGGTGTTGCCTTCCGCCAGGGCTTGGCGGGCATGGCTGGCCAGTTCACGGCTGGGGTGTTGGGCGCGGTTGCGCAGTTGGTCTTTTAGGGCGCTGGCGTAGTCGCTCATACGGTGAATGGCTGCGCGGATTGCGTCGCGCTCCGGCTTGGTAAAGTGGCTAATCTGCTGGGTGGCATCACTGGCCAGCCCAGCGCTTCTTAGTACCAGGCGTCGTTCTGGGTAGGGCAGGTTTGCCCATACGCTGACAAGGTCTTGATCCGCCGCGCGGTTGTGCAGCTCAGCGCGGAGTTCGCCAAAGCCCGCCCGGTCAGTTTGAACGCGGGGCGGTGCTTGGCGTGTGGGAAGTGGGGTTACGTTGGCCATGGCGGACTCTCTCAGTATTGCAGCTTAGTGCTCGAGGACGATGGGGCGGCGGGTATCGGCATCGACCACGCGCGCCAAGCCTGCATCGCGGGCCTGCTGGATCATGCGGTCGAGGTCGCGGGCGGTGAACACCACCGGGCAGCCGTTGCGGGTGCGTAACACCACCACGTGGGGCGTGCTGGCGTTCAGGTCGATGCTGGCATTCAGGTTGACGCTATCCAGATCCGCGAAGGCTTGAATGGCAGCCACTTCGGCAGTGGCTTCCGCTATGCCGTAGTCGTGCACCAGGGTGCCGATGGTGATACGCAGCGCCTCGGCGCGGCTATCCCAGCGGTGTTGCCAGAGCACTTCGGTGGCGATATCGAAGGGGGCTTTTGTGGCGTTAATGGGTGCGACGTTCATGTTGTGGTTCCTTCTTGGTTTGGTCTTCGATACCCAGACGCATCTGGCCTTGTTGCTCCAAACGGGCGTGCCGCTTGAACCACGGGGAGTACGGAAGATCTACTTTTGGGTTTGGCCTGAAACTGGGGGCCAGCACATGCTTTAACGAAAGGTCTGCTGTGGTACGGAAGCCACAACCAAACACGTTGCTGCAGTGCAAATAGAGCACCCGGAAAATAGGTAGATGCGTCTTCGAAGTTCGCACCCACATATGTGATCCGCAGTGAGGGCAGTCGAACCGAAGTCGACTGTCCTGGTGTTCTACGCTTTCTGTTTCTTCTCCTTCGAGGTATTCCCCTTCGACGGAGCCCTGTTTCACATCGGTTTTTTCAGTCACTAGGCCCCCTTATTTCGTAGAGGGCGCGGCCTCGGCCGGTGAGGCTGGCCGTGCCCTTTCGTAGTCGTCGGCGGGCGAGCCACTCAGCGGCTTGGTCGAGCGTTTCAAGCCCTTGCTGTTGCCGCACTGCCTCCAGCTGGGTGTCCAGCTCTTCGTCCAGTGCTAAGCGAAACTCATGGGGCATTTTGGGTGCTCCTTTAGGGCCTTTTTTGTGCCTGCTTTTACGACGCACGTTGGCCCATACTGGTATTCACGATGTCGCTAACGCCGAGTGTTTCGAGCGCTTCTTTCAACACCAATTGGCGCAGCAAGGTGGCTTTCGACATGCCTGTGTAGTCGACCAGGGCGTCAATCAACTTGGCTTCGTAGTCATCCAAATTGATGGCGGCATAGCGTTGACGGATGCGACGGGTGTCTTGGTGCATGACGGCGTTCCTTATGCAGAAGCACGAACAACGGGTTAATCGGCGGAAAGGGTTTCTTGGTCGTACTGGGCGATACCGCGCAGCATGAGCATGCGAGCGGTGGCCGACATCGAACGCATTTCCAGCCGGGTAATGCGTTCCAGGCTTCCGCGCTCGGCTTCGGTGAGGTAGGTCATGATTGGCGAGTTACACCCTTTGGGCGCATAAATCGGCTTTGGGGCAATGGTGTTAGCGGTGGCCATGGGTTAGGCTTCCTTAATGAAGTAAAAGACTTTTAAAGGGTTGGGTAGAGAGAGCTAGGGATGAAAGCAGCCAATATTCGTAAGCCGCATGTGGTGGCCTTCTGCCAGCGGGTAGTTCCTGGTGCTAAACCGGTTTACGTCCCGTTTCAGGAAATTCGCTACGCTCAGCCGCTGAACTGCTTTTTCAACATACGTACGGCGCAGAAAGCTCTGGGCGGTGAAATGGTGGTGGGCTGGTCGATCTGGGAATGGCCGCGGGTGTTGATTGAAGCCGAATTTCACGCCGTGTTGCGCTTGCCGGATGGTCGGCTGATTGACCTGACGCCCCGCAATCATGAGCTGCGCAAGATATCGTTCATTGAAGACCCGAATGCTCGCGACGAGGGGCAGCGGGTGGATAACATTCGCGAGCCCTTGAAGCAGGACTCCACGATTGAGCAGTTGATAGCGCTGATGCAGCGACACTTTGATGTTACGAATGAAATTGAGGTGGTCGACGAGTGTGCCAAGATCCAGCTTGCCGAAGAAGAACGGCAGTTGGTGCATGAGATCGAAGTGGCTCGGGATCATTTGCAGCTGCGCTACGGTTAGGGCTTTTTTAAGCCACAACAAGCGAAGCGGGCGCGAAGTTGGTTTAGCAGCAGGTGTGGCCATGGCAGTGGCTCCCTTGCGGTGTGTTGTGAAGTAAAAGACATGAATAGAATGGTTCATAAAAATGAACCTGTCAATAAGGATGGTTCACAAAAATGATCATTGGCGAGCGCCTGAAAGAAGAACGTGAACGGATTGGGCTTAGCCAAACTGCTTTGGCGCAGATTGGTGGTGTCGGTAAAACGACTCAGATTAAATACGAAAAAGGCGCCAGTAACCCCGATTCTTCCTACTTGTCGGCAGTTGCTGACGAGGGAATTGATATCTTTTATGTGCTCAAAGGCCAGCGTTCAGAAACAGCAACCGTCCAATCTTTTGGGGTTCCGTTAAGTGAACCATCGCCTGGTTTTTCACCAGTGAAGATGTACGACATTGAAGCGGCCGCCGGGGCAGGGCGTAGTTTTGAAGGCGAGCCGGTTAAAACCACTTTGTACTTCTCCACCGCTGAGCTTGCCGAGCAGGGGCTAGACCCTGCCCAGGTGGTGGGCATTAAAGTGCGTGGCGATTCGATGGACGGCACACTGGCCGATGGGGATTGGGTGCTGGTGGATCGCAGCAATCGTGACCCTAAGCAGGAAGGTGTTTTTTTGCTGTTGGTTAGCGGAGAGCGAAGAATTAAACGGGTGCAGCGCCTAGCGGGCGGGGCGTTGTACTTGATCAGCGATAACGACCATTACCAGCCGGAAATGATCAAGCCGCAGGATATGCATGATGTGGAGATTCTGGGGCGGTGCGAGATTCGGATTGGGAGGATTGTTTAGTGAGTTATTATCCGCCTGAGTTTCAAGCCGGAGCATTCAATTGCCCATTTTGTAATGTTTACTCACAAATGAACTGGGTTCCCTGGAATAAGCATCAAAGCCACATAGTTAATTTACATCGAGCAAAGTGTCTAAAGTGCGATGAGAATTCCTATTGGTTTGGTGATGCATATGGTGAGAATGAGGGGAAAATGTTATTCCCTCTTGTATCAAATGCTCCGCCTCCTCACCCTGACATGCCAAAAGAAGTGAAATCCGACTACTTGGAAGCCCGTGATGTGCTTCCTCATTCTTCTAAAGCCGCAGCGGCTTTAGTGCGGCTTGCACTTCAGCGTTTATGTATTCACCTTGGTAAAAGCTCAAATATAAATACTGCTATTGGTCAGCTTGTCAAAGATGGCTTACCGCAAGGTGTGCAAAGGGCGCTTGATGCAATACGCATTATTGGCAATGAATCGGTGCATCCGGGTGAAATTCAAGACGAAGATATCGATAAAAGTGTTGGCGCTATGTTTGAACTTTTGAATTATATAGTTCAGGACAGAATTACACGTTTTAAAGAAATTGATGCGCTTTATGAGAGTTTGCCGGAAGGGAAGCGGCAAGGTGTTGAGCAGCGTGATAAAAAGTGAAATTTAAAAAAAACAATGAGAGATACGAATGTTAGTCGATAAATTGGATAGTTTCTTTTGTGAGCTTAAGCCCACTCTCGTTACTCAGCAATATGCAGTTAAAAGTCCATGTTCATTTTTCTTAAAATCAAACGGTGAACGTTCTTTTCAGATTAATGGTTTCGCAACTTCAGGCCTTGAGAAAAGTGGAGAGGTTGAACAGCAAGATAATGATGTCGGTGAAGGAACTATACACCTTAAAGGGTCGTTTGTAGAGTCTGGAAAGACTGTTTTTGTGGATTTTAAGGCTAGTTTTTTAGATATTGATGTTATATTCGGAGCTGGCACATGGGAGGAGAAAGTTGGTAATAGTATTCGACAAAAATACTCGGTAATTATTAGAGGAAGTGAGTTTTTAGCTGGGGAGAAAGGTTTTGTTGATAACCTCTTTGAGTCATATAGTCAGCTAGAGGAGAAGTATCAAACGCTTAAAGATAAGGTTGATGATGTTGAGGCTGAGGTTGATGATTTAGAAAGTAAAGCTGAAGAGTATGGAACTTCAACCCAAGAGTTTTTAGAGCAAGAGAAGGAGCTGATGTTAGCTTTAGAAAAAACAGATGGACTTACAGAGCAATTAAGTAGTGGTTTGGAAGAAGTAAATAAGTTAACGGCTGAGCTCGAAAGAATTGGAAAAAAACAAGATGAACAGTTGAAAAAGTCGAGCTCACTGAATGAGAGAGCAAATTCGGTCATTGAAAAGTCTGATGAAGTTAAAAATCGAGCTGACAAAGCTCTCAGTAGTTCTATAACTGTATCTCTTGCTAAAACGTTCAAGGATAGAAAAAAAGAGGCTATTCATCAAAGGTGGCTATACGATGTTGTATTCGTGATCTCAATAAGCATTGGTATATTGATGACTTATAATATGTTGGATCAAATATTGCCTAGTGGAGAGGGGGCTACTTATAATTTTGAAGCGCTTATTATTAGAATGCCATTTTTGATGTTTTTCGTTTGGCTAGGGCTTTTTGCCTCAAAGAAATCTTCACACGCAAGCCGGATCGAGGAATTCTATGCCCAAAAGCAAACCTTAGCCGAGTCTTATGAAGGATATAAAGGTGAAATAGCTAGGATGAGTGATAATACTAGTGAGCTTGAAAAATTAATGGCTATAAATTTGGTATCTATCAGCCAGGACTCTAGCCAAATTTTTGATGGCGTTCGAAAGGAAAAACACTTGCCCTTAGAAATTTTCACAGAACGACTTTTGGATAAATTCTCTTTAAAAAAGAAAGACGACCCTAAAGGTGAGGTGGAAAATCATCATAAAACTGATGAATAGCCTTCGTAGCTTTTGGTGGCTTGCTATAAAGTTGAGGCGTTGAATTAGCTAAGGGCATGATTAATTTATGATTCGTATCCTACAAAATGTTAAAGGAAGCGATATCAGCCGCTTCCTGAAAGCCAAACAGGTAAGCGACCAGTGCCCTCTTTGCACGGTGGGGCGTTTCTCTCTGTCCGTGCTAGATCCGGACGGTGTGCTGGAAGATGAAGCCCCTGCGATCCGTGTGATTCATTCCATGGATGATGGCTCTCACCGTGGCTATGGGGAGTTTTTACGCGTTTGTTCAAACTGTGGGTTCATTCACTACATTCGCGATATAGAGGTGTTGGATTTTATGGAGAGAGAGGGCGACAATGGCCAATAAGAGAAACGTTTATGACTTAAGGCCGCATGATGGCGGCGGGGAGCCACCGGATATGGAACAGCGCTTACGCCAATTAGAGCAAGAAGTGGCCATCATCAAAGAGACCATGGCCACCAAAGAGAGCTTGGCAAAAGTCGAGACCAACATCATTAAGTGGAACGTTGGTACCATTGTCGCCGTTTCAGCGTTGGTATTTGCCATTATCCGTTTCGCGGGTAATTGATTCCTGTTTTAGTTCGACTATCTCTCCTAGCTGCCCCTTCATCCGTATAAGCCACCATCAACTCATCCCAATTCGTCGCATAGCGCGGGCTTCGGTTCGCGCAGAGTGGGTACCGGGGGACGTTCTGTTCCGGTAGTCCTAACCACGAATTTCCATAACTCTTGTTAGCGACTGATTTTTTATACAGTATCATGCCCGTGAGAAGCGACAGGCAAACGCTAATATACGTCGCTTAATGTGGGGCAAGCACAGGGCAACAGAATGCGAGTAAATTACTTAGGGCCAGCAGTGGTGGGCGTGGAGCACCCGGCAATGGCGGAGATGGACAGGCGAAAATTTCCACCCAGCTGCTTTCTGGTGGAGATTGGTGAGGATGCGCGCCCAGGCGGGCCATGGATGGAGGGCGACGTGCTGGTGGTGGATGAAGCGCGCTCGTTTGGCCATGCTGATTTGGTGGTGGCTGAGGTGGAAGGCGAGTACCGGTTATTCAAAGCCCACCGCGTGGGTAGCCGTTGCCGGTTGTTGCCAACCAGCGGAGGGCAGGGGTGTTTTATCACTGCTAAGCAGTATCGAGGGGTGGTGGTGAGGCAAGCCAGGTGTTGGGCGGTGTAGACCTAAATTAAGCAATAAGCCTTTAGTCAGTGGCATGACTAAGGGCTTATTTTTGTTAGCTTTTCTTGCCTTTCCCTCCGCTCGGCTTGCTAACCGTTTGAACGAACGTGGTACTTGGTTTTGCCTTCACTTCTTTCGCTGAGACAAAACGGCCAGTTTTAGCACTCTTGTTGACGGTGGTTTTTGCCATGCTCACTATCCTCAGTGACTATATATTGTGCTCTATTATAGAGTATAATACTCTATATAGTACTGATCCCCTTTTTGGTCAAGGAAAGTTTAGCTATGGCACGAGAGGTATTCAGACTAGAGATAAAGGAGATGGTGAGGGCTAAAGGCACCTCCTGAAACCTTCAAACCGATGACGTAGCTTCATATTTGCCAGGGGGAAAGCATGACCAAATTGAGAGGATTATTGCTCAAGAACGGGGCGCTAGAGAGTACGCCTTCGCTTCCCCCGGTTAATAGGGTCGCGTTTCTGGTTGATGACAATGACAATTGCAAACTCACACCCTTAACCACTTCTTTTCTGGATATGGATTTCCCTGTCGGCGTTTTTACCCGCGTATATGAGGAGATGCATTACCTGGATAAAATTCTGTATAGGGCAAGCAGTGTACACGCTTTTAAAAAATTCGAAGCGGAATTCGGTGTGGGTTTAAATGGGGTTTCGGGTATTGCAGCAAACGCGCTTCGGCAGCTTAATTCACAAAATCCTTTTCAATCATTGGCCTTAAGTTCCAGTGTTTTAAATGGAGTGGCTCGAACACATAGTGATGTTGAAAACCTGAGTAGATTGGCTCAGAAGCATATCAATGCTGAAAGTCTTAGAAATCTAGCCCTATCACAAGCTAGTACTAAGGTGATGGAAAACTTGGAGTATTCAGCTATAAACGTTGACATATTGGGTGGTACTGATTATGAGGCTATGAAAGCTGGAATACAGGGTGCCCTGGATTCATCAATGATAGAAGCTGGTGTGGTGGGGAAACTAAATTCATCCGCTAAAGCAGCGGGTATGACGGGGGACTTGGGTTCGATAGCTAAAGCAGCAGGTATGGCAAGTAACTTAGATTCGATAGCTAGAGCAGCGGGCATGGCGGGAGACCAGGATTCGATAGCTAGAGCAGCAGGTATGGCGGGAAATTTGGATTCGATAGCGAAAGCAGCGGGCACGTTGGGTTCTACTAATCATTCATCTTTTATTCAAGACAACCATCAAAATCCATATGCATCTCTTTTGAAACAAGTTCCGAAGGTTCCAAAATTTGAGGATCATGAGGCTCGTGTATCCAACCACATAGATGGATATTCTGAGCAAATTAGAAAGGAAAATGAGCGCCAAGCTAAGCGACAAAAAGCTCGAGATGAACTTCAGCGGGAGCAGGTGGAGTTAAGTGCTAAGCATTTGAAGTTGAATGCCGAGCAATTTGAGGAGAGCAAGCGAGTACGAGCCAAGCAGGATCGAACCGAGAAATACATTTTTTTGCTGACTGCTTTTGTTGCCATAGTCACTACCCTTGCCTTCATAGTGGCCGCAATTAGTTTGTTTTTTGAAGCGCAGGAAATAAGGGCTTATTTAGGAAGTGCTAGCCAGTCAATTTTGGATCTATTTTTTACAGCTAAGAATACTACTGCGCTCTACATTAACTCTCTTTTTGAGAAAGATTTATGAAGAGCAGTCTCGTTCGATAGATGGTTGGTGCAACTTCCTTGATGGGTGAAGCTTGCTCGTTGCTGAGTAGGAAAGCAAGTGCCGTTTGTTTATAACCTACCGTAATGGCAGCCGCTGCTGCTTACTTCCCCCTGCGGTGGTCAGGGGTATTTTGTTAACGTTCAGCAGTTCAAGGGAGTGGTGGTTCGGCAGACGAGGTACTGGGCGGTGTAAGTGATCTCTTACAAATTCTATCGGTGATGGCTTACATTAAACCTAGCTAATAGTTGCCATAGTAGTGGTGTCGCCTAATAGCACGCGTTGCAGGAACGCTTCGCCAGAAGATTGCGGCAATAAAAATCCCCGACCATTTGGAGTGGTCGAGGGTTTTGTTTATGCGTTACTGAATGGCTTTCTTACGCCCTTTTAGCTTGGGGGATCTCACCCAGGTTAGGTCGTAATGCATGGGGCCTGGGGTGTCTAAGACCTCTTTTGATATGACGGGCCACCATTCAATCAAGCGCAACGCGGTTTCCCATACATTCTTCTTTTTCCAGTCGCTACCTAGGTTAATCGTGGTGATCCCGCAATTCTCGAAGGCCAACCTTTCAGGATCACCTTTTTGAAAGCGATCCTTGGAAAGGATAACCCAGGTTTTATCAGACTGTTTGAGCTGTTCTAGCCATACTTCATCCGGCATGCCCATGCCGCCGTTGGCTTCACGGGCATGCATGACGGTGTGATTCTCGCTGCAGAGTTTTGCTAGATGGTTAAGTGCGTTGGCAATGTGGGGACTGATATTTTCGTCAATGAAGAAGTGCACCCGATAAAATCCTTTCTTCGAATTTTACGGCGCGCTCCACTTCCTCTTGTGTCACATCATACGCACGGGCTGCATCTGCTGCGCTGCCTTCTACTTTTGCCGCTTGGGCTAGCGTAGCTGTCGGCATGCGGCTGGGTAGTACGATGGGCTTACCGAAGGCAAAGCGTGGGTCGATCACGATGTTTGAGTCTTCGGGGTCTGGATGCCAGCGCACAGGATCTCCCTTTGCATTGAACTCAATGCCTGCCCTGAGTGAAGGCACTATGACATCTTTGAAAGCATTTTGGCGCTTAACCAGGTCAATCACTGCTGTTTCGCCACTTTCTTCCAGTGCTTTCAGGAATACCTTTTGGCCATCTGTGCAAAGCTGTAGGTTGATGAGGGGGTAATCCCGCTGTAGCAGCTCGCTTAGCTCATGTAGTGCTTCACGAATGACCGATAAGCTCAGGTTGAGGCTACGGAATTTAGCCACGGCACGGAGTTCGAGCAGATCTTTAAAGCTGAGGGTGTCTTCTGCGCCTAACGCTTGGGGTTGGGGTTCCCAGAGAGGCCCCTTGGACGACCGCGCAGGCATGAGCCAGCGGCGAATCTTCTCCGCTTCTACGCCAATCAGGCGCTCTGCTTGCTTTGGGCTGTAAAGCCCGATATTAGTGAATGCGGTCATATCCTACCCCCTAGCGTGTTGCTAGGTGCTGAAAAAGCCCATCAATTACTGCGATTAACTGATGTATTTGAAGTGTTTTACTCTGTTGTACATGGTTATAGTCTGACACTTTAAGTGTACAGCGCAAGGGATATCGGACACAAAAGGTGTCATTCTGGTGGTTGTTTCGCTTGATGTCGGTAAACAATCAAGCCCTGGCCACTCCATGGCTGGGGCTTGTGTTAGGCGTAACTATGCGATTTTGCGTGCCCGGGCTAGCTCTGCCATGGCGACCCGCGATAGAAAGCCTGAGCGGGTTTTGTCGCCTGGGTGGCTGGCCACAAAATCATCAATCTGCTTAACCAGTAGATCGGGCAGGGTAACGTTGATTTTGTGACTTTTGCCCAGGTAGGGGGTCAGGTCGATATCGACCACCGCCCAGATCCATCCCTCGTAATCTGGATTATCCATGTGGTGTTCGATGGACGTTGCTTCGGGAATGGGGTCGCCGTAGTCTACGGCTACTTCCAGCCATCCTTCGATCGCTTCTTTCACATTGGCTAACGCCTCTTCAAAGGTGTCACCCGCTGAAAAGCAGCCGTGAAGGTCGGGGACTACGACGCCATAGGCGTGTTGTTCGTCGCCGCGTTCTATTGCAATGGGAAACAACATGCGTTGATCTCCTCTGTGGGGGGCAGCAGTGGCCAGCCTCATAAGAGGCCGGCGCTTTTTCTGATTCCTCTTACCAAGCCCGTTTTCAAATCCTTTTTGGGATGTGGCACGGTGACTGTGCCGGGTTTGGTAGGGTGTCTGAAGTGGTGGTGGCTGCCGTTGACTCTGACTAGTTCCCACCCATCCTTCTTCAGTTCCTTTATCAGTGCTCTGCTTTCCACCTCCTGCCCCTGTGTTGTCGAATATAGGGTTACTATAACCCCGTGTTCTTTTTGCGTCAAATTTAATAACCCTGATAACCCCATTTAATCCATTGGGCGGGTCTCTAGCTGCAGGGCGGTTGTGTAGCTGGTGTCGGTGAGGTTGTGGGTTACTTCGGTGATGATCCAGGGGGTGGCGTCTATTTGTGGTTTCCAGCCGATGCACCAGACCGGCGTTTCGGGGAACACGTCGGGGTCGCCTACCGCTTGAGTGATGCTGAAATAGGCGACGCCGCGTTGCAGGCGTTGCCATTCTGCTTGGGCGGCTTCCAGCGCTTCTTGTTCGCTGGCGTAGGTGTGGCGTAGCTGCTGGGCGTTTTGCGGGTCGCCGACAGTAACGGCTTCGCGGGTGGCGTGGGCTTTGTTATTCCATAGCGCGGTGACGCCTGTGTAAGCGTCGCGCTCTGCAACCAAGTAGCGGTGCTGGTCGCCGGTTTGGCGGCGGAGCTGGATGGGGGGAATTTCTAGCCCGCTGGCGGTGGTGGCTTGGCCTGCGGGGACAAAAATCAGGTGGCCTGTTTTGACGGTGGCCACGGCGTCGAAGCGTTCCGCCAAGCGTGTCAAAAAATGTAAATCTGATTCATCGGTTTGATCAATATGGACTACGCGGATACCTGCCAGCGTTGTGCCTACGCTGGGGATTAGGTCGTGGCGCTCCGCTATTGTTGTGATGATGTCGCGCACGGTGACTTCATCCCAACTTTGGGTGCGTTTGCCGGGCAGGCCTTGGCGCATATCTGCACTGGATGCGCGGATGTTTAGCGTATCCGGTGCGCCGATGTGTTCCACTTCATCGACAATGTAGGTGCCGCGCTCGGTGAGGGATTGTCCCTTCCAGCCGATGGCTAGGGTTAGCTCTGCGCCTGTTGGTGGTATATCGAGCATGCCGTCATCGTCGGTTAGCATGATGTCGAGTTGGTCGGCTTGCATGCCGCGCCGATCGTGGAGTGTGAGGAGTGCCAGGCGCGCGCGAAACTCGGGGCTAATCACTTGGCCTTGCAGGCTAATTCGATAATCCGGCTGCATGCTCATGCTATGGCACCTGTTATTGCGCGTAGCATGCTGCTTTGTAGTACGCCGATCAGTTCGGTTCGGTTGTCGTCGATTCGCGTTAGCTTCAAGTCAAACTCTATTTGTTTGGCAGCACCGTCTCTAAAGAACTCGCTTTTTCGCTCTTGCAGGCTGGTGATGCTGAACATGCCGTAATAGGTGCCGGTGCCTTCGATGAGTGGCCATGCGCGGCCACCATCTGCTAGGGCGCGGAGCATATCTAAATTTTGCTGGCCACCTGTAAACATGGGCAGCAGAGTGCCCGTTAAGTTGATGGTGTCATCGCCTGGGCCAAGGTATTGATGCACTGGGCGGGCGTTCACGCGGCTTTGGCTGACGTGCCGCCAGTCGGTTTGGCGCTGCAGCTCTTGGTAAGCTGCGGTGCTGAGGCCGAACACAAACAGGCCATAGGTCATCATCATGTGAGTGACTCCTGTTAGTCGTTATCGTAGAGGTTGCGTCGAGCAGCGGCGGCGGCGCGTCTTTCGGCGTCGCGCATTGCGCGCTCTACCTCCTGGCCTACCAGGCGTGCCAGGGCTTGCTCATCCATGCCGGGGGCGGGGTTAACCGTGATGCCGCCCACGTTGATAGTGACGTTAACCGGTTGCCCGCTTGCGTTATTTTGCAGCGGTGGACGGGCATCGATTTGTATGCCGCTGGTGTCGATGTTGGCGGCGCTGGCAGTGGTGGCCAGCCCGGCGCCGAGCATTAGCCCGCCCGCTGCGTTGCGTAGGTTGTTGGCGAGGCTGCGCACTTGCCTGATGGGGCTGTCGGCGTCGTCTTTGATGCCGTTGGCCAGGCCTTGAGAGACGAAGTTGCCAATGGTGGCAAACACGCGGCTGGGGGAGTTGATATCCAGCCAGCCGCGCACGGTGCTGGTGACATCGTTGGCGAGGTTGGCGGCGCTTTCGGTGGCGCGGCTGGCTCCGTCGCGAATACCTTGGCCCATACCGGCGGTGGTTTGTTTGCCCCACTCCATGGCTTGGCTGGCACCATTGCCGATGGCATCCCAAGCGTTGCCCATGGCGTCTTGCACCCAGCCTGCGATGTTTCCTGCCATTCCCATCACGTGGTCACGTAGCGCGCCGATCATGCTGCCGATGCCGTTGATAATGCCTTCGACGATATTGATGCCGAAGCCTTCAAAGACGCGGCTGGGGGAGTGGATGCCTAGCACGCCTTTGAACCAGTTGGCCATGCTGGAGGCAATGCTGGTAATGCGTTCGCGCAGGGCGGTGAGTTTGTTAGTCAGCCCGCCCAGCAGGCCATCGATAACAAAGCCTCCCAGGTTGCGGAAACCTTCGGGCACTGAGATGCCGAGCATATCGAGTGTGGATACAAACGCACTGTACAGCAGCCCAAACGGTGACCAATCAATCAGCAACTTAGCAATGCCGCCCATGCCGTCGCCAAAGGCTTCGTGGATAGTGGACCAGACGCTACTTGCTGATTGACGCACCCAGCCCAGGGCACTGTTCATGCCATTGGATAAGCCGCCGATCATCTTGCTACCCAGCTCTGTGAGTGAGCCGGGCAGCTCAATCCCCAGGCGGCCTAGTGCTGATGAAATTCCGCTATAGAGCAAACCAAGGGGTGACCAGTTGATCAGCAGGCGAGAGACGCCACCAATACCGTCGCCAAAGGCATCTTTCACCTGTTTCCATAGGCCGAGGAAAAAGCCTTTGATGGGTTCCCAGTATTTGTAGATAACCAACGCGGTGGCAGCTAGTGCCATGATGCCCCAGCCGATTGGCCCCATTGCGACTAGCAGCCCTTTTAGTGCAGTGGCCACCCAGGGGATAGCGGTTTTTGCGAGCCACACAAATGATTTTCCTAACCCCCCGGCTTTAATACCCAATGTGGTCATTGCAAAGCGGGTGAAGATAATCGGGCCGAGAATACTGGCCATCATCATCGTGACGGCACCGCCGACGGTTGCCAGTGCGATCAGGCTGCCCACCACCTTTGCGATAGTGCCCGCTAGCTCGGGGTTCGCCTTGATCCAGTCACCCACACCGCGCATAACTTCAGTAATAGTTTGCACCAGTTGCCTGAGTGGGCCTTCGTTAGTATCAGTGATGCTGATACCGACTTCTTCCCAGGCACTGCGCAGGCTCTTGAGGTCGCCACCAAGATTATCTGCTCTTACGCGTGCCATTTCGGCGTTTTCACCGGTGTTATTTCTCAGTTCTTCGAGCAGCTCAGTTAAGCCGCCTGCACCTTGCTGGTTAATAATTTCTGAAATTCCGGTACCCGCTTCGACACCGAAAATTTCTTGAAGTATTCCTGCCCGCTGAACATTGCCTAGATCCTTCGTTGCTTGGAAGGTGTCGTTCAGGATTTCTTCGATATCACGCATTCCACCTTGGGCGTTGGCTACTTCTATTCCGTATTGTTCCATTAGCCCTGCGGCCGTAGCAGTGGGCTTGGTTAAGCGGTTACCCAGGGCGCGGACAGCGGTACCTGCTTGACTGCCTTGTATGCCGATGTTGCCCATCAATCCTGTCATCGCGGCAGCTTGTTCAAGGCTGATATCTAGCCCTTCCAGGTTGCCAAGGTATTTGAATGTTTCCCCTAGCATTTCAAGATTGACGTTTGTGCGGCGGGCAGTACCCGAGAGGATGTCTGCTACCCGCGCGAATTCGCCTTCCCCTTCCAGGTTAACTTTGAAGCTGCTACCGATGTTGGAAGCGATATCCGCTGCTCGGGATAACTCGGTGTTATTTGCTAACGCGAGTGCCAGCACGTCGTCCATTGATGCTTTGATAGCGTCGCTACTCATGCCTGCGCGCATCAAAAACTCTTGTCCGGCACCCACTTCATTGGCGCTGAATGCGGTAGAAGCGCCTAAGTCGCGAGACTGTTGGCGTAGTGCGAGGTAGCGCTCATCGTCTTCTCCATACCCACCGACGGAGCGCAGGGCGCTCATCTGCTCGCCCCAGGCAACGCCAGGTGTTAGTAAGCGGCTGGCGGCGTAGCCTTTTGCAAGGCCGGTACCGAGCATGCCTGCCCCCACGCCTTGCATGCGGGCGACGTTACCCATGCTGTTTTGGTAACGGTCACGGGCCTGGGTTAAGCGGCGCTGACGGTCGGCAACTTCTGATAAGTGGCGTTTTTGTTGCTGTAGCGCGGTGTTTAGCCGTTCTTCTCGGGTTCGCAGCTCGCGGGCGCTTCTACCGAGGTTGTCGGTGCTGATGCCCGCTTCATCTAGCCGGGTTTTTAAGCCTCGCACGCGCTCTGTTTGGGTTGCGTGATTGCGGGTGAGCCGCGCGACTTCTTCACCTGCGTGGCGTGTTCGATTGCGGTATTCCCGCATTGCTCTTGCGGATCTATCGAACTCGGTTTGTTGGCCATGTAGACGAACTCGGGCGCGCTCTAATGAGGCGGTGAGCTGGTCGGATGGCTGTTTGGTTCGTAGTAGCTCTTTTGCCAGCCGATCGTATTCGCGGCGAGCGACTGTTAGGCCTGATTTGACGTTGGCGTGTGTTTGCCGCTGTTGCTCAAGCGCTTGTGTGTACTGGTGGTTGCGGGCGCGGGCATCGCGTATTGCGCGGGTGTTGGTGCGCATTGCGGCGTTGGCTTTGCGGTAGCTGGTGAGGTCGCTTTGGGTGCGCTGCAGCTCTTTGAGCTGGTCGCGGGTTTCGCGCATCACTTGGCCTGTTTGACCAGCACCTTGGCGCATGCGTTTAAGGGGGCCGGTGACGCGATCCACGGCGTTGAGCATGACTTGCAGGCGTAGATTTCGCGACATCGGCCGTTCCTATTTGCTGCGGTTACCGTTTGGGTTATTGCCTTCGTGGCGTTTGCGGGCGCGTTCGCGCCATTCCATTAGCTCTTCCAGATCCATGCCGTCCATGGCCTGGGGTTCCCAGTGGAACACCATGGCGAGATCCGCCATGGCGTCTTCGACGAACTCGGGGAGGGCTCTTTGTTGATGGGCTAGGCTTCGATCTCCTTGAATTTCTTTGGGGTTAAAAAACCGTTCAGCGCCGTGCCGAGTTGCACCAGGTCAACGATATCCATGGTTTTAAGTTCGGCTTCGGTGAGCGAAGGCGTGGTGATGCGGGGCATGACTTTTGTTAGCGCGGCTACGTCCAGGTTCATGATGTCTACCAGGGAGACGCCGCGCATACCGCCGCTCATGGGCTTACGCACGGTGATTTCTTTCACCAGTGTTTTGCCACGCTGTAGCGGGGTTTCCAGCTCTACTACCTCCGTGGGTACGCCAGGGGCGGTGGCGGTGTTTTTCTCAACGGCTGGGGTGTCGATGGTTTGGAGTTCGGTGCTTTGGTTTTCGGTGCTTTGGTTTTCAGTGCTTTGGTTTTCGGCCTTAGTGGTCATGGTCGTGTCCTATGCAATAAAAGGGGGTATGGCCACCGGGGTGGCCGTTGGGTGAAGGTGCTTTACACACCCAGGGCGGTGCGGCGCTCTGCCAAGCGATCCTTACCGCGTACTTTGAAGATGAAGCCGGGTACATCGCGCTCGATGACTTCTTCGCCATCAACGATTAACTTGAAGTACGAAAGGGTGGTGGTGACGCTGATTTGGTTGTTGTCGCCTTTGCTGGCATCGCCCATGGCGATGGTTTTGTGGCGGCCGCGCATAACTATCTCGACGGGGATGATGCCGCCGTCTTCGTCGGATTCGTACGAGCCGGTCATACGCAGCATGGCGGCATCGTGAATGGGGCTGCCGTAGCTGTCGTAGATATCGACAATCATGCCGCCCGCTGTCCATTCGAAGGTTTGCAGTTCGTTGCCGTGGTCCACTTCAATTGGGCCTTCCATACCGCCGCCTTCGTACTCGACCATGCGGCGGGCTAGCTCGGGCAGGGTGAGTTCGGGAATTTGGCCTTGCCAGTTGTTGCCGTCGCCGAAGAGGTTGAAGTCTTTAAGAATGTGAGGGAGTGCCATGGGGGTGTGCTCCTGTTAATCGCTGAACGGCAGCTTAGGCGTTGATGCGGTCGGCAAAATCGACCAGATAGCGGTCGGTAATGCGCTGTTGCAGCATGAGGTTTTCCAGCGGCGGCACCGGGGTGTAGTCGTAGTCGATGTAGAGCTTGCCGCTTTTCAGCACTTCCTTGCTGTTCAGCTCTGGGTCGAACCAGGCTTCGCCGCCGAGCAGGTAGCCTTTGCGGGTGAGCTCGCGGAACTTGGCGTTGATACCTTCGATAATGTCGCGGGCCAGTGATGGGTGCATGGGCTTATCGACTGCCCAGAAGTGCGCTTCGGCGATGGTGTCGGCGAGTACTTGGGCGGTGCGGGTGTAGGATTCAAAAGCGAACAGCGGATCTTCCGAGCAGGTGCGGGAGCCCCAGAAGCGGAAGCCTGATTTGTTGATCAGCGTGGTGACTTCGGCGGCGTTGAGGTAGCCCGCATCGGTGGCGGGGTCCTGCAGATCCCAGAACACATCGTGGGTAATGCCGGTGACGCTGTTTACGGGCATGTTGGAGAGGGTTTTATGCCAGCCGATTTCGTTATCCAACCGTGCCCGGTGGCCAAGGGCTTTGGCGACGGCGGAGAGCGGGCGGCTTTGCTGGGCATTTACGTCGAAGTTTTGGAAGTTGGGCCAGATCACCATGGCTTCCCGGGCGCCGAAGTTTTCCCGGTACATCGCTGCCTCTTCTTTGGTGTCGCAGCCGTGGGCGGCCACGTAGGCGAAGCCGCGCAGCTTGGTGGCCACGCTGATTAGGGCAGTGGCGACGTTTTCGTTATCCAGCTCTGGCACGCCAAGGATGCGCGGCTTTACACCGAAGCGCTGTTCGGCGGCTAATAGGGCTTGGATGCCGGTTTTCTGGCCTGCGGGGGTAACGCTGCCGATGATGTTGGCGGTGGTTTCGTTTTCATCGCTGCCTTGTGCCACCCGCACCACCACGCAAAGAGTGCGGGTTTCTTCGACAATGGCGCGCAGCGAGCGGGCTAGGGTGCCGGTGGTGCCCGCCGCGCCAATGGCGCTGTATATGTCGGTGGCCAGCACTGGGGTATCGAGGGGGAAGCGTTGGGCATCTGCCTCTGGGCCAGTGGCCACCAGCCCGATAATGGCGGTGGCCACGGTGCGGATGGGGCGGGTGCCTTCGTTGATTTCGACGACGCGGACGCCGTGATGGTAATCGGGCATGCTTGTCTCCTGCGCAGGTTCAAGCGGGTGCTGTTGAGGTGTGCTGCTATGGTGGGCAGGCTTCGCGCGGGAGGGTAGTGATGGGCGTTGTGCGGGGAGTGGGGGACAGGACTAGAATGACCTTAAGCACTAATGACAACTAGAAGGGGTAGGGAATTGGAAAATGTTAATAAGGGGCTGATCTTCGGGTTTGCTGTTATTGCAGCTGTGGCTATCGGCGCGTATACGTTTCAGTTTTGGGGTTGGCCACTATCTAGAAACCCAAGTGATTGGGCGCATTTTGCAACGTACCTTTCTGGCACGGTTGGAGTGACTGCGGTGGTGGCTACGCTAATTGTTTTGGTGAGAACGCTGGGGCAGCAGCAAGCATTGATTGATAGTCAGAGTAAAATGCTTGAAAAGCAGGAAGGACAATTAAAGCTAACGCAGCAGCAGGTAGATGGTGAGGAAAGTAGGCGACAAGTCGAACTTGCCTATAATTGTGCAATTAATATTGTTCCTACGATGATTAATGAGTTAGAAAAACAAAAAGACATGACACTCATTAATTATTTAGGAAAAGAAGGGCTGGATATTGAGTTGCCAAGAGAAGCTGATCTAGATATTACAATTAGGGCAATGTTAAAGGAAGAGGATTACTATGCTTGGTTGGAGCACCTGCAGACTGGCTGGATGGTAGCCACCTGCCAAGCGATTATTGGTAATGCTTATAGGTTGGGGGTTATTGTCTCAGATTGTTTGTATGTAGCATCTGAACTTGAAGACTACTTCAGAGCAATTATTGGAGCTGAAAATTTCCGCTTGATCCGGTGTGGTATGTTATTTAACAAAAATATGCCTGGCTCAAATTTTAATAAGCATCAACGGTCGTTAAGAATTGTAGATGGTCAACAGTCGAATGATGTAGAGCAATTCTGGCATGATCTTGGTGAAAAAGTTTATAAAAAACAGCCCACTGATTAGCGGGCTCTGTGCTGGGTTTGAGTGCCGCTCTTACTCGTTAGAATACGTGACTAATTTGCCATTGATGGTGATACGCGGATCTTCACCCACATCAATCGTTTCAAATTCATCGGGGGAGACGGATTTTTGCTCAACCTTTATATCTGAGTAGGGTGGCTCGCCCGGTACGTTATTGGAGATCCACTGGCTGTGCTCGTTTAAAAAGTCTTTCAGTTTCATAGCTTTGAGCTCCTGTTAGCTAGTGATGCCGTATTTTTCCATCATGAATTTTTCAAGCGTCAGGCGGTCGCCTTCATGGTCGGGTTCGCTTAGATCCACATCTAGTACGCCTGCCCAGCCAATTTGCCCCCGCATGGTGCGGAACATTTCCCACTCGCCTGCCTTGTAGCCGTAGTTGAGTGGGCGGCGGTCGTCGGGGTTCTCCGCTACTAGTTCACCATTCCAGAAGACTTTCAGCCCTTGGCGCACGGAGAACGTGCACTCGACCAGTGCTCGTGTGCCGCGCTTCTCAGTAGGCACCGCGTAACGTAGGCGCTGAGGTTGTTCAGGAGCAACGCTGGCGTTCTCATAGATGACCAGCGACCTTAGATCTCTGTTCATTCCGATGTTGAATGCCACTACACCAACGTTGTCATCATTGCTGGAAATAGTGTTGGTGGGGCTCACTAGCCGCTGGATCGCTGAGTTATTTGGCAGCGGTTCCATGACCATAAAGAGCGTCCAGGCGTCGGGGTTAACATCGGCATCTGTGTTGATGCGTACAAAGTTGCCATCCAAGTCGTCGGAGTCTGTGACAAACGACAGTGGACCCTGCTCGAAATTGCCGATGACGATTCGGCCTGAGTTGATCGGGATCTCTTCTTCACGCAGTGCTCGGTTGCATACTGTGTCGGCAGAAGGTGTGCAGTATGCTGGGTCGATAAAGGTATTCCAGCCATCAATGTGGCCCAGTGTTTGGCCTTCTGGCGTGAACGTGACTTGTTTTAGGTGGTGGCGACCCGCAACGCGGAGGCCGTGCAACACTTGCAGATTGATCATGGTTATCTCCTCAATCAGATTGAAAATTGCTTTTGCTGCTCGCAAATGCGTTTACACATAAACTCGATAGCGCGTGTGCCGAGTTGCTGACGGTCTGCACGCGGTGGCCCCCATTCACCGAAGCGGGTTTCCAGCAGAAAAGCCTCACAGCCGTGTACTTCGTGAATGTAGCGATCCATGCCGCCGTTAATGAGGTCGGCGAGTCTAAAGACGCCATTGCCTGTATTGAGGTTGTCACTCAGGCCTTCGTACTCACGCCGAGCAAGGCGGTTAACATCGTCGGAGACTGCTTCGGCGATTTTGAAGCCTGGCTCTGTTAGCGAGCCTATCCAGAGCAGCCGCTCCGTGGTTGTGCTGGAGAAGTTGTGGTGGCCGATATACACCGCGCTCGGGTAGCGTGGTGGGATGGCCATCACTGCTTGGGTTTCCAGTTCTGAACCAGGTGCGTCGCCTTTGTCGCTCGCTGTGCTCTCTTCCCAGCCTGCGGGGAAGTTGCGGTTAATATTGATGCCATTCGGGTTTTGTCGCCGGCGTTTGTCGTACCCATAGGGGCAGATAAACGGCACAAACACGATGTTGCAGTTCCAGCGTAGCCAGCTCATGATTTCGGAGTTTCGCCAGCCGTAAACCAGGTTCCAGATAAACTGGAAATTTGAGGCGCTGGCCCCTGTTTCACTGCCATGGATGTTGCCGAGTAGCACAATGGTGGGGCGTTCTGCGCGCCTCTCTGTGCGGTGGTAAACGTAGTCGGGGTTGAAGAAGGTGTATTCGCGGATCTCATTGCCGAGGCTGTCGTGCCCGATAATGGAGGCGTCAATGTAGGTCGGGAACTCGCTTTTCATTCGATCCAGCAGCGCATAGCCATCGGTATGCCCGTTGGGGAAAACATCGGTGACGACCCCATAGAGGCTGGCGTTATCGCGGCGCGGTAGGCTGATGACGCCGTAGTTGTCCCAGACATCGCCCTCTTTTACATGTCGTGAGCTGGTGGGGAGGTGGGTAAATTCAACATCCGAGCCGCTATTCGTTCCGTAGTACTGCGAGCCGTCACGGTTCCCGCCATAGATCAGCAAGCGGTCTGCGTTTATGTAGCCCCAGTCGGGCAGGCCATTGCCGTGGAACTCTTTTATCCAGCGTGAAATTGGCTGGCCATGTTCGTCTAGCTCTAACGCAATAGCTCCGCTTTCAGCGGCCAGTTGCACGCGGGCGGTGCTGGTCCGGCGCCCGGTGTGGAACTCCCTTCGGGCGGGGCCTGGGTTGGTGCTAACTCTGCCATTGGGTTCGATAGTGATAAGTTCGTTACCCGCACTATCCGTCATTGAGTACGCGGGGCTGTGGGGGTTGTTGCCGTGGAACTCTTTTTGCAGAGGTGCGGGACGTGATGAGGCGCGGATGGCATTGTTTAAGCGCGTTTTCAGCAGCTTGAGCGCTTTTCCGCTGGGGTAGGTGCCGTAAAAATCAGCGGTGCCCGCATTATTTTGGTAGAGCGCTACTAAGTCGTCGTTGTCTTTAATGGCTACCCAGAAAAACGCATCTGCCTCCGTGCCATCAATACCCGCTTGCTCGGTGTCGAAAATCCCAACGGCCAGTTGGGCGATATCCCGGGCGACTTCGGCTCGGCCAGCGTGCTCGGCGGCTTCATCAACTTTTTCATCCAGCAGGGTGAGCGCGTCTGGAATAGCGACATTAATGACCCAATCGCGGGTGGCGATAATGGCGTAACTGCTGATTTTAGCCGTCACATTTTGTGCATTACCCACGACGGTGTAGAGATCAAACACATTTTCGACCAGGGTGGCGCCGCCACCGGCGGGTAGAAAGTCTGGTTCGCTGCCTGCGGTGGTGTAGCTGTAGAGCTGCTCTTGGCCGGTATCCGGGTCTTCAGCAAATACCCCTAGCTCACGCACGAAGAAGCCGTTGGTCAGTGACTCATTGGTCATGATGACGCGCATGCGTGAGGTGCCGTCGCCTACTACCTCTATTTCCTGAATACTCAACGAGATCTTTTCGTTATTCAGTGCGCTCATGGTTTCAGGCGCGTTGCTTGTGCCATCGCCAAGCGCGACACGGGTGAAGTTGAGCGCGGCACCGGTCTGCGCTTTGGCTTGGAGGTTGCGGCCTGCGGTGGTTAAGACCAAGCCGGGGAAATTTGCCATTGGGTTAGCCTCGTATGGTGATGTGGCGATAGTCGTGGTAAGCGGTGGCCTGGGCGGTCGTTGCTGCTTGGATGGCTAAGCGCAGTTGCTTCGGCGCAATGCGAACGCGGGTGGCACAGTGCTGCGCTGCCGCTGCTTTTAAGGCGCTGGGTTCATTTCTGAGTGTTGTTGGGCTCGGCCCGAGTTGGGTGCGATTGCCTTGGGCGGTCGCTGTGGCCAGGGTGAGCTCATGGGTGACACGGCTGCGAATGATGATGGCTTCTAGGCGGCTGCGGGCGTTTTTGGCGGCTTCGATGATGCGGATCAGGCGGTGGTATTCGCGCTCACTGGTAAAGGCGTTGTCGCTGACGATACGAAAATGGAACGGTTGGCCACCGTAGTGGAACCACTCTTGCACTTCGGCATCGTCAAAGATGAGGTCCACAGCGCGCTGTACGGCAACGGGGGTGCCTTTGTGACGGTGCAGATAGACCGAGGCATCAATGGCGTTGCGCTTTTGCGATTCGCTCCACTGTTCATCCCATTCATCCACTGACAGTGCCCAGGCTAGCCAGGGGAGCAGCCGTTCTGGGCAGGTGTGGGGTTGCCAGAGTTCGCGGATGGGTACGCTAATGGTGTCGGTGCGGCTTAGGGTGCTGCTAATGGCGCGCTCTTGGGAGGTGGCATTGGGGGGTAGCAGGTGGTTAGCCATTGACCACCTCGCTGTGAAGTTCGATGGCTTGGCAGTAGGGCGCTTGCTTGCGGGTGGTGGTGATGGTTTCCAGGGGGCTGAGTAGCTCGACCCGTTGCACGCCGGGTTGGTGTAGAGCGGCATAAACACCGGATAGCGTGACCTGTGCGGCGATGCGGTGCTGTTCGTCGGTGTAGGTTTCAGCGGCGGCCAGGGCATTGGTTTTAACCACGGAGGCTTCTGGCCCCGGTAAAATATGTAGGACGGCACGAATGGTGTAGCCCACCACCTCGGCGCTTACCGCTGTTGGGTGGTCGGTAAGGGGGCGGGTATCCGTTGCGTTGACGGCGTTATTCACGGTGGTGAGCAGCTCGGCGGAGGCTGTGCCGTTGCCCTGTTGGGAGAGCACTACCACGGTGACTTCGCCGGGGGCTTCGCTGAAGGCATCGGCATCTTTAACTTCGCCGCTGGCCGTGAGGGTGTGGTAGATGTAGGCGCGCTCTGGCCCGGCGGTGCTTAGGCCATCTAGTGAGAGCAGTACGCGGCGGCGCAGGGCTTCGTTACTTTCAACGGTCGCTGGCACTGGCGGCTTGGTGCTGGGGTCTCCGGGGGCAATCTCTAGCCTTTCAATATCAAAAAGCGCTGCCAGGTGTTCGAGGTCTTCATCCTGTGCGTAGGCGAGCATCACGGCTCTGGCCGCTTCGTTGATACGCTGGCGTAGCAGTAGCTCACGGTAGGCGGCCACTTCTAATAGCTTGGTCAGCGGTTCACTTTCGAGGCTGAGGGTGTCGGCTAGCTCTGGGTCTCGACTGATCAGGTCGGCGATCATTTCAGCCAGGATAGTTTCAAAATCCAGTGGTTCTATTACTGTAGGGGCGGGCAGCCGTGAGAGGTCAATCGTGCTCATACCAGGGGCACTCCTACAGTCAGTGGCTGGCCATCTGTGGTCTTGCCGATTAGCTCTATCGTGGCGCGGCCGTGTTGCTCGCTGCTGATGTGATGGCGGGTACCCGTGATGGTGATGCGCGGTTCCCAGCGTGTAACGGCAATGACGGTGGCGGCGTAGAGCTGCATCATGAGCGCGTCACTCATGGGCATATCGATTAGCTCTGGCACTAGGCTGCCGTAGTCGCGGCGCATCACTCTTGAGCCTATCGGGGTGGTGATGATGTCGGCGATGGATTGGCGGATATGTTCGATACCTTCTAGGCGTTGGCCGGTTTGTGCGTTCATGCCTGCCATTAGATGGGTTCCCCTGTATTCGATGGGCCATCCTGAACGCCACTGTGTAGGTGGTCGCTGCCGGTGTTCTTGCCGTTGTGGGTGTGGGTTCCGCCTTGCTGGGCGTAGCTGCCTTCGCGCTGCATATCGCCCTGGTGGTTGATGCCGCCGCGCCACTGGGTGCCGCCGGGGGCTGATATCTCAAGGCGGCCGGGCAGGTTGATACGTAGCACGCTGTTTTGATGGTCGTATTCCAACAGGCCGCCATCGGGGTATGCCCTTGCTACTTTGCCGGGGTCGTTACTGGGTGGCTGGTGGTTGAGCTGGAACAGGCTGGGCATGGCTACGCCGTTGGCGAGGTCGCCGCCGGGTGATAGCACCATGACTTGTTCGCCGATGCTGGGTGGGTTCCAGTCGCGCGTTGTTCCTGCGCGACCATTGGCCCATGGCAGCCAGCCGGTGAGCAGGGCGCCGGAGCGTACGCGCACCGACGGCAGGCGTTCACCCGGTAGGCCGTGATCCACTTCGGCGATGGTGCCTAAGCGGAGTAAGTTTTCAATTAGGCGGAGTAGTTCGGCGGCGTTGTTCATGCCGCTAATGTTGAAAGCGTTACGCGCGGATGGGTAGCTGCGGGCGTTGTGCCAGCGTGGCTACACAAGCATTGGGTTATTTGGGTGGAGTGAGGTGGTTTAAAACGCTGTATCTGATGCGGTCGGTATCGGCTGCCGTGATACCTACCAGCTCCCGGCGGGCGTATTGGTGTTGTGGGCCGCCTTTCTCTACCCGGTCGCGCAGGCCGTAGTGGTGAATGCGGGCAATGCGGTTGACGCGGCCTATAAATCCTACGGCGGCTTCATCGGCGTTGGTTTTGATCTTGAGGTATTTCGCGGTGCGCAGTTTGGTGAACATGGTGCGGCGGCGAATGGCTCCGCTTCGGCCGCGTAGTTGGGTGCGTGGTTCAAAGGGGGTTCCATCGGGGCCGGTTTGCGCTTTGATGCGTTCGCGGTTGGCTATGCGTAGATCCCGTGCGATTTCCCGGGCCAGCACTCGGCGCTCTTTAGGGCTGAGCTTTTCAATTAGCGGTGTTAGCCAGTTATCCAGCTGTTGCAGGTCGTCGCTCATGTTGGATTTTCCCATTGTGCTTCTAGCGTGTAGTCATTCGCGCCGGGGTGCTTGATGTTGAGCTGCCAGTGAGTGGCGGGGCAGGCGTCAATGGGGAATGCTGGCATGCGGTGTTCGGCGTTGATGCGGCCGGTTTGGCAATCTACCTTGGCCACCACGCGCTCGGTTAAGCGCACGGTAATGGCCAAGTCCCAGCTTGTGTTGTTGAGGATTTCGGCTTCCAGTTGAACTGCTTCTTCTTCTATCAGGTCCGGTTGGTAGTGGTTGAGCCATTGGAGGAGTGGAATTATCACGGTGTCGAGACTGCCGCTGTAGTCGGTGATGACGATTTGCGCGTCTACCGCGTATTGGTGGCTAAGGGTTTGGCCCCGGGCGAATTTGATCTTGCCGTCGTTGATAAAGGTGTGGAGCTGTTCGGGGTTACGCTTTAGCTCGGGTACCGCGTTAAGTAGGTGTTGGCGTAGGGATTGGAGCTTGATCATTGGGCGGCTTCGTTGTGGCAAAGGATGATGGCATCTACCTCGGCGGCGCACTGGGCCCAGGCGGCTTCGGTGCGTTCCAGTTGTAGGTGCAGTTCGCCGTTGGTTTGTGGGTTACTCGCGGGGAGGCTGCAGGGGCTGGGCGCCGCGCACTGATTGATAGTAATCACGGGCACCGGTGGCGGCGGGGCGGTCGCGCAGGCGGATAACAGCAGTAGGCAGGCGAGTATCGGCCCAAGCGCGTAGCGTGGCATTTTCACGGTGGAGTTCCTCAATGGTGGCCTGCCGGTTGGCGGCGGTGTGGGTAAGCGCTGCCTGCTGTTCAGCCAGGGCGCGGCGTTGGGTTTCCAGGCGGCGGGCGTTTTCCCAGAGTGCGTTGATAATCACCTGGCTTTGCTGTTCTCGGTAGTGAGCTTCGGCGAGCCGCTGTTCGGCGAGCTCGGCGCGGGCCTCTGCTGCATTGGTGCGTTGCCATAGTGCCCAGGTGACGAGCACGACTAGCAGCAGAATGGCTAGGGCGGCGAGCAGGCGGTTCATGGTGCTGGTTCCTCTTTGATTCCTGCTAGACACAATTCACGTTCCGTGGCGCGGCGTTTGATCAGGCCATTTAGCTGCTTGCCTCCGGCATATACCCAGCGGCTTAGTTCATTGCAGGCGCCGCGTAAATCTCCTGCGTTGAGTTTGCGCAGCAGGGTGGAGCGGGCGAAGGCGCCTTCCCCGACGTTGTAAACAAACGAGGCCAGCGCGGCGCGGGTGGGGGGTGGCAATTCGACCTGGGCTCGGCGATCCACGGCGCTGAAGGCGTGGCCAAGGTCCGCCTGCAGCAGTTCGGTACAGCGTTCCTGACTATGCGTTTGGCCCATGCGCGCGGTGGCGGTGTGGCCATAGCAAATGGTGGCAATGCCTACGGGGTCGCGGTAGGCGGTGGGGCGGTAGCCTTCGTAGTAGGAGACGACGGCGGTGGCGATGCTGAGTGCTCCGGCGGTGGCTCCAATGGCAATGCGGTGTTTAAGACCCATGACGTGTTCTCCAGTAGTCACGTAGGCGTTTTAGGTAGCGCGGCACGAGCAAACCGATTTGCAGCGCGAGGTAAAGGAGCGTAAGTACCGTGACCCAGTCGGCTGGGGTCATACCGCCTACATGGAGTAGGGAGACGATGGCCGGTGGGGCTGCTTTTACGCTTTCGGTGGTGATTTCATACGGGTGGCTCATGGGCTCCCTCAGCTCCAAAGCTGAATTTTCGGTTGTTTGGTTGCGCGTGTTTCTGGTGGTGGCGGCAAACTGACCGCCGTGCCTTCTTTGAGCACCGGGCCTTGTTCGGCTAGGTGCGGGTTTAGCGTGAGCGTTTGCTCTGTAATGTCTGCGGTTTTGCCGTACACGCGGTAGAGCAGGGCATCGAGTGTTTCGCCTTGGTGGGCGTATACGGTGCGTTTCATATCAGCTCGACCGTGGTGTGGTGGCGGCCGGTGAGTTCGGCGATGGCCCAGTGGGCATCGGCGCGGTAGTCGTCTGCTGCCAGGTCTTTGGCTGCGCCGCGTTCGTCGCCTTCACTGGTGGCGGAGGTGTCGCGGTAGCGTTCGAGCAGATCTGCTTGGGTTTGGGCGTATACGGCACGTAGGTACAGCAGTTGAATATCACCAGGCGTTTGCCATGGCGCGAGGGGTATTTCTTCTGATGTTTTGCGTCCACTTTGCTGGTGTTGGTGCTGGTAGTCCGCTAGCTGGCGGTTGATATCGGCAACGGCGGCGCGTAGGGATTGGCGAATGCGCGGTGGTGTGACTTTGAACACGCGCTCCTCTTCGCGGAAGTCGTTGGGGTCGATATCTGGCCAGAAGCCGTTGTTGATGATGATCTCCAGCGTTGGGCTGGGGGGATTGGTGCCGTGGCCTAGCATGCTCATGTTGGCGACCTGTTAAAGAAGGGGGTGGACCGCTTTGCGCGTGGCTAAAAAGCCCTTGCTTGGCGGTGCCCCCTTGCCGTCGGGGTGCGACTCGGTTGGTGTCAGGCCTTGGCCTGGCCACCCTGTTTTTTGAGTTGGCTTTCCAGCCGCTGGATGTCTTGCTTTACGCCAATGCGTTCATCCAGGGCGAGTGCCTGCTTTAGCTGTTCCAGTGCGCCGTTGGGATCTTCGGCGGCGCGCAGGGCGTAGCCGTAGGCCTTGTGCAGCTTGGCCTTGATCTCATCGTGCATATCGTGGCCATCGACAATGGCGGCGGCGCGTGCCATGACATTGGCTAGGGCGTCGGCGTCTGCGCTTTCTTTGGTAAGCGCGCTTTTGACGCCTTCGGCGATCTCTTCGGCGAGGATGCTGACGGTGTCACGGGCGTAGCGGTCGGGGGTGTCGATGTTGTGCTTCACGGCATAGGCTCCAATGGCGAGCGCTTTTTCAAAATCGCCCACGTCGATACACCAGACCATCATGGTCATGAGCACGTCGTCTTTGGCGCCGTTGCCTTCGCTTAATACACCGTCGATGTAGGGCAGAAAATCGGGCAGCAGTTCGCGCTTTTTGTCGATTTTGGCCTGAATCGATTTGATGCTTTTTAGCGTTCGGGTGGCTTCATAGAGCGCGCGGGCGTGGAGTTCGTATTGCTCGCCTTGCTGCTGTTGGCCGGGGGTGGCAGCGCCCGCCGCTTTGGCGGCGGTCACTTGCTCGTAGTGCTTACGGGCTGGGCTTTTCATCGGTTCCCCTTATTCGGCTTCTGTGAGTTGGATGTTTTCAACCAGGCAGCCGAAGCCGTAATCCTCCACCACGTAGGCGTCGTTGCTGGATTCGTAGTTTTCGATGCGGTTGCGCTTGGGGTTGTCGATGACGTAGCGGCGACGGCTACCTAACTGCCAGTACAGGGAGAGGTTGGCCAGTGAGGTGATTAGCAGGGAGCCATCGGGTACAAAGGGGGCGCGCACGGCTTGCAGGCCACCGACACGCTTTTGGCTGACCATCATGTCGAGGTCACGGGCTTCGCTGGGGGTTTCGGCGAAGTTCTGGATCATGGGGAAGTATTTATCGGCCAGCATTTTGCGGCCCATGATGGCCACCAGGGCGGTGTCTTCACGGTGCCAGGGGTCGATCATTTCGCTGACCGCATCGAACACCAGGGCGTCGAGGTTTTTATAGTCGCCCGCCGGGCCGACGACGACTTTGCCCGCCGTGGCGCCTCCGGTGAGTACTCGGGCGGGGGCGTGGGTGCGGTAGTGGTGCAGCCAGCCTTTATTGACGTCTTCCAGCATGGGGTTGGCGGTGCGGTCGGTCTCGGTTGCGGCACTGGTGCCGTTAAAGCCGATCATGATGCGATCCAGCGCCTGGCGTTTGATGATGGCGTTGCGGATGCGCGCCTGAAAATCGGGGAAGCGTGACCAGGCATCCAGCTGTGCCCAGCGAATGTGGGTATCGAACTCGGTGCTGACACATTCGTAAGTGGTATCGCTGAGTTCGGTGACATCGCGTGTGGCACGGTCTTTTTCATCGACGTTGGTGCGTCCGGCGATAGGGCCGGAGACGCCCAGGCCGACTTTCTGGCCTTTGATCTCATCTACGCCGATGATGTTGATTTGGCCCAGAAAGGCGCTGGATTCCTGCATCTTGCTTTCCAGCGTTTGCTGGATGCTGGGCTCGACGTTGAACTGTTCGCCGGTGTTGTCGACGCCGTTTAGCTGGGCTAAGCGGGTTTTGAAGGCGTTGAAGGCTTTACGGGTATCGTTGCGCATTGGGGTTCCTTGAAGTGGTGGCGGTGGCCCTGGTTTCTACTGGCTGGCCCGCGCTTAGCAGTCGGTTAGCTGGGTGTCGCCGCCGGTGGCGGGGGCGCGGCGTGAGGTGTCCGGCGTGTTGTCGAGCTGGGTGTATAGCTCTTCAAAACGCTTTTTCAGATCGTCGTGGGCGGTTTGCAGCTGGCTGAACTGGTCGGCGGTGGGGCGGGCTTCCAGTTCGTCGGCCAGGGTGTTGTAGTGCTCGGCGACCACTTCCAGGGTGCCTTCCAGTTCAGTGCGAAACGCTTCAAAGCCTTTGGCGGTTTTGGTGTCCTGGCGGCTGAACAAGGCGGCGATTTTGGCTTTCAGGCCTTCGGCGGCGGGTGGCTTCTCTTCGCTGAAGTCGAGCTCTATTTCCACCGCTTCGCTGAATAGGTTGCCAGCGTGCTGCTTGCGGCTGGCCAGCGGCGAGGCTTCGCCCGCTTCACGGCTGAACTTGATCATTTCGGTGCCCAGCGAGGCGGGGGAGTCGGTGACCGCCAGGCCTTCCAGGTAGGCTTCGCCGGTGTCGCCAAACTTGGGGTTGACCTCGATGGAGCTGTAAACCTTTTGGCGCTTTTTGTTCATCGCCTTGAGTTCGTCGGTGGGGTCGATTTCGGCAAACAGGGCGAGCTTGCCGTCTTCTACGGTGCGGGCTTCCACTGAGATAACGTCGCCCAGGGCGTTGAAGGCGCTGTCGGCGGTGATGCCGCGAATGTGCTCCATCCAGACGCGGGCACCGTACTTATTGGGGTCGTAGTTGGCGGCCATCTGTTCGATCCATTCGCGTTGGATCTCGCGGCCGTCGGTGGTTGCGCCTTCGGTGGCGACGCGGAATTTTTTAGTTTTTCCAGACATGTGGGGCTTCCTGAGCTGGGCATCGGTTGATGTGTGCTCAGGTTCCGCGTGTAAGCGTTTTGGCTCAACGGTTGCGCGTTGTGCGGGCGTGGTAGCACAAGGCGCGGTAGGCGTGGGCTTCGCGCGCGGCGGGTACGCTGGCGACATGAAGACGACAGCCCCCATCGAACTGAAAGAATCGCCCCGCATGGCCGCCCGCCACCTGTATTGGCAGGGGTGGCGGGTTTCGCATATTTCCAAGCTGATTGGCGAGAAGCCCGCCACCATTCATAGCTGGAAAGCGCGCGACCGTTGGGATGACCTAACGCCCACCGAGCGGGTAGAGCACTCGCTGGAAGCGCGCATGGTGCAGCTCATCACCAAGCCGAAAAAAGAGCCGGTCGATTACAAGGAAATTGACTTGCTCGGTAGGCAGATAGAGCGGCTGGCGAGGATTCGCCAGTACCATGAGACCGGCCGCGAGGGGGATCTAAACCCCAACATTGAACGGCGCAACGCGGGGCCGAAGAAGAAGCCTCGGCGCAATGCCTTGGAAGAGGAGCAGATTGAGGCGCTGGAAGTGGCGTTTCTGGAGTCGCTGTTTGAGTATCAGTCGGTGTGGCTGGCTGCGGGGCAGAAGCACCGCATTCGCAATATTCTCAAAAGCCGCCAGATTGGGGCCACCTGGTACTTTGCCCGGGAGGCGATCGTCGATGCGTTCAAAACCGGGCGCAATAAGATCTTTCTTTCTGCCAGCCGCGCCCAGGCGCATATCTTCCGCAATTACATCGTGCAGTTCGTCAAAGAGGTGTGCGATGTGGAGCTTAAAGGCGACCCGATTGTTTTGGATAACGGCGCCGAGCTGCACTTTCTGGGTACCAACTCGAAAACCGCCCAGGGCTATCACGGTGATGTGTACCTGGATGAGTACTTCTGGATTCACCGGTTTGCCGAGTTCCGCAAGGTTACGTCCGGCATGGCCATGCATAAGAAGTGGCGGCAGACGTACTTCTCAACCCCTTCCAGTGTTGGCCATGAGGGGTATCCGTTCTGGAACGGTGAGCTATTCAACAAGCGGCGTAAGAAGTCCGAGCGTGCCGAGTTCGATGTCAGCCATGAGGCGCTGAAGAACGGAAAACTGTGCCCGGATGGCCATTGGCGGCAGATCGTGACGGTATTGGACGCCATGGAAGGCGGCTGTGATCTGTTTGATCTTGACCAGCTGCGCATGGAGTACTCGCCGGAAGAGTTCGACAACTTGTTGATGTGCGGCTTTGTCGATGACAGCCAAAGCGCCTTCCCGCTGGCGGTGATGAAAGCCTGCATGGTGGACAGTTGGGAAGTGTGGGACGACTACCGGCCCTTTGCACCGCGCCCAGTGGGAGACCGGGAAGTATGGATTGGTTACGATCCCACCGGTACCGGGGAAGATGGTGATGGGGCGGGGCTGGTGGTTGTATTGCCTGCGCGCTCAAGTGAGGAAAAGCACCGGGTATTGGAACGCCACCGCTTGAAGGGCCAGGACTACGAGGACCAGGCTGCCTTTATCGAATCCTTCCGCGACAAATACAACATTGGTCACATCGGTATCGACACCACTGGTATTGGCGGCGCGGTAGCGGAGTACGTGGAGAAGTGGTTCCCCACGGTGGTGCGCTACCGCTATGACGTTTCGCTAAAAACCTCAATGGTGCTGCAGGCCCAGCAGATTATGCGCAAAGACCGGCTGGAGTTTGATGCGGGCTGGTCGGATCTCGCCGCCTCATTCATGGCGATCAAAAAAGAGCTGACCGGCAGCGGCCGCCAGTTCACCTATGTTTCCGGACGCAGCAAGGCGACCGGCCACGCGGATCTCGCGTGGGCAACGATGCACGCCCTACATTTTGAGCCTATCGACGGCCCCGCCAGCGAAGGCGCTGGCTGTTCTATCATGGAGTTTTCTGACGATGACGACTAACACGGCGGCCAAGCCGCGCATTCGCGTGCCTGCTTATCAGGTTCAGCACGATACCGCCCCGGTAGTGGCCACCGGCAGCGGTCGTATGGAGGCGTTCACCTTTGGCGATCCGGAACCGGTCACCAGCATGCGCGATGTTTGGTATGAAGGCGTGTGGCTAACGCCGGATGAGTGGTATGAACCGCCGATCCCGCTAAGCGTGTTAGCCAAGAGTTACCGGGCCACCGCCCATCACGGCAGCGCTTTGCAGGTGAAGCGTAATATCCTGCTGAAAACCTTTATTCCCCACCCGCTGTTGAGCCGTCGGACCTTCAGCTCGCTGGCCCTCGACTACCTGGTGTTTGGTAATGGCTACCTTGAGGACGTGCGTGGGCGGCTAGGGCGGCGGCTGGGTCTGCAGCATCGCGGCGCCAAGTATATGCGGCGCGGTGAGAATGACCGCTATTGGTGGGTGCCCAACTACATGGAACGGGTGGAGCTGCCAGCGGGGCGCACTGTTCATCTGTTAGAGCCAGATATCGACCAGACCATCTATGGCGTGCCGGACTATATCGGCAGCCTGCAAAGCGCTTGGCTCAACGAATCCGCCACCCTGTTCCGCCGCCGCTACTACCTCAACGGCAGCCACGCGGGCTTCATCATGTACGTCAACGATCCGGCCCATGATCAAAAAGACATCGATGATATGCGCAAGGCGCTCAAGCAGAGTAAAGGGCCGGGCAACTTCCGTAACCTGTTCCTTTATTCCCCCAGGGGCAAAAAGGACGGGGTGCAGATCATCCCGGTGTCAGAAGTCGCGGCCAAAGACGAGTTCTACAACATCAAAAACATCACCCGTGATGACCAACTAGCCGGGCACCGTATCCCACCGCAGTTGATGGGTGTGGTGCCTCAAAACGCCGCCGGATTTGGCGACGCCGAAAAAGCCGCCAAAGTGTATGTCGCCAACGAGCTAGAGCCACTCCAAGCCACCTTCAAAGAGATTAACGAGCACGTGGGGGAGGAGGTGGTGAGGTTTAATCCGTATTTGTTGGATCTTGAGGCATAAAAAAAGCGCCTGGTTGCCCAGGCGTAACAGCACCGGTTATTCAATTAAATTCTGATTCGGTGATATATAACGTTTAGAAAATCCCTACCGTCCTGAAGCGGTAGGGATTTTTGCTTACTTATAAATTGCGACCGCTAGATATGCGGCATTCAATAGAAGTGTAAGTAATGCGATTGTATACATGCTTAATGCTCCTGTTGATTTAAGCGTGCGCCACCAATTTACAGCTCTCCATTGATTGTGGGGCTGCATCGCCTAATTAATGACAAGTAGTTTTAAGGCCTCTCATATAGGTAGCCTATTATGCAATGGAAGAGAGGGGGGAGAGGGATGGTCAACCCTACCTAGAGCTGATTGACCAAGAGGAGATTACCACATCAATGCGTGGATCTGTTGAGACTGTTTCTGTAAGAGAGTTTATTATTCAGTTAGTTGTGTGTTTGATGACTTACATAGGTGATGTAACTTATATAGGCTCTGGTAGGTTGAAATAG